TATTGATATTTAAACAAGATATTTTCGTAATTTCATAACTATAAAAATTAAAATAAAATGGCAGAACACAAAGTAGCAGGTGGCACGATGTTATTATTCATTGATCCAACCGGTGGTACAGACTACGATACAGTTGTATGTCTTACTTCAGTATCTAAATCAGCGACAGTATCTGTAGTAGATGCGTCATCAGCTTGTGGACCTGATAAGTCACCAGGTACAGTTGAATTGTCTAACGGATTCGAAGGTCAGCACTTACAAGATCCAGATACTGGTAAGATTAGTGGAACATCTCTACTCATCTTATTGTTAGCGAAAACAACTATTGGTTATAAGATTGCTCCTGAGTCTCCAGTAACAGGTGATGAAATTGAAGTAGGTACAGGCTTTTTATCTGAGTTGAGTAGCACATATAGTTTTGACTCTATTGGGACCTTTACTGGATCTTTGAATCCATTTGGACAACCAACTATTACTATACAAGCGTAATCAAACCAAACCACAAATATGAGTTATCTACAATTAGAACTAGGCGGTAAGCTTAGAGGATTAAAGTTTAATCAGCTTGCAATAGAGATTATCAGTACGCATAATGACAACAGCACAAACTCTGGCTTTATGTATGCCATGATTTATGGCGGACTAATGGGCAACAGTTATGTTAAAAGAGAAGAACCAGACTATACATTTGAAGATGTATGTGATTGGGTAGATGCGATGGAGAATAAGACTGAGGCAATGTCTAAAGTTACTGATGTATTGACGTCAACGCAAGTATGGAAGAATCTAGTAAAAGCTGGCGAAGAGATTAATGAGGAGAAAAAAAAAGTATTAGAGAACAGTGCTACGATAATCTAAAGTTTGCTTTAGGTAAACTTGGATGGTCTGCATACCAGTACTACACATCTCTTTCTATTGAGTTTTACGCAGCAGCTGAAGGATATTTAGAAAAGCAAACTGAACAGGCGAAAGTCATTCGGTTTGCTTCATTTCGTATAGCAGAGAGTATGGCTGGTAGCAAAGCAGTTGGTTCTATAGAAAGGTTTTGGCCTATGCCAGGAGATGAAAAAGAGGCAAATAAACCTGAACCAATGACAAAAGATAGATATGAGGCAATACTTAAGCGTCACAATATAAAAATGAAAACGGATGGCTGAAGAAATAAAGATAGTGGCATCAGCGGTTGGATTTGACCAGGTTAATAAAGCGTTAGATAGTACTACTAAATCTTTGGAAGAAACTTCACAAGCAGCCACTCAAGCTGGTAAGACATTAGGCAATCAATTAAAAGCAGGTTCTAGTCAAGCTCAGCAATCAATAACAAATTTAAATAGAGTTATACAAGATGCTCCTTTTGGATTTATTGGTATAGCCAATAATATTAATCCTTTAGTAGAGTCATTTGGAAGATTAAGAGCAGAAAGTGGATCAGTAGGAGGTGCATTAAAATCATTAATTGGTGGTTTAAGTGGACCTGCTGGTTTAGGGTTAGCATTTGCAGCTGTTACAACAGCCATTACATTTGCACAAATAGGATTTCAAGCTTGGACAAGAACTACACAAAAAGCTAAGGAAACAGTTGATGAAACAGCTAAGGCATTATCATCAATACAAAATTCAGTAGCTAATGAAGCTGGGGGAGTTGCAGCACTTGTAGCTGTTTTAGAAAATGAGAATGAAACAAGACAAAGAAAATTATCTGCTATTAAAGAATTGCAGAAAATTAATCCCGAAATATTTGCTCAGTTAAAATTAGAAGGAGATACAGTAACTGGATTAACATCTGCTTATCAATCTTATATTGATAATTTAAAGACAGTAGTCACTGCAAAAGTTATACAAGCTAGAATTGAGAAAGAAATATCTGCTTTATTAAAAGTTCAAGGAGTAGCATTAACAGGCAATGAAAAAAAATTAAGAGATAATGCTAAGACTTTTAATACTGCATTTTTAAGAGGTCAAATTACTTATCTTAAAACATTAGGTGATCAACCTGGTGTAATTGCTAAAATTCAACAAGCACAAGCACAATTAAGACAAGCAGAAAGTGGTTATGCTGATGAGCAACAGACTGAGATAAAAAATCTTAATGAAAGAATTTTAGAACTAACTCAAAATTTATCAGAAGTATCTAAAGGAATTAAAGTTTCTGATTTTACTGAGAAAGTTAGAAAAGTAAAAGAGGAACTAGGTAAGTTAAAAATTAAACCAGTTGAGGTTAAACCTATAGTTATATCTAATAAAAAGATACAAGATCAAATAGCTAAAGATTTAACTAAAATAATACCTCCAGATAGAGTTGAAATACCAATTACATTTTTACCAGCTAAAACTGGACTAATTGAAATAACTGATGCTATAAATGGCTTTTTAGGAGATGCTGCATTTGCAATAGGTACATCATTTGCAGATATATTAAGTCAAGCAATAACTACAGGTATTAGTTTTGGAGATGCTTTTAAAGGTGTTTTTAATGCTTTAGGTGGTGCAATTGCTGGACTTGGTAAAGAGTTAATTAAAGTAGGAACATTAGCTATTATTGCTAAAATTGCTTTAAATAGTGTATTAGCTAATCCTTTTGCACTTATAGCTGTAGGTATTGCATTAGCGGCACTTGGCTCAGCTATTCAAAATACAACATCTAAAAATAGATTTGCAGTCGGCACACGTTACGCTCCAGGTGGTATGGCTTTAGTGGGTGAAAGAGGACCAGAGATGATTAATTTGCCTCGTGGTTCACAAGTAATACCTGCAGCACAAACATCACAGATGATGGGAGGAATAGGTGGAGCAATAGAGGTGTTTGGAATGCTTAGAGGTCAAGATATATTTTTCTCCAATAGGAAATACGGTCAAACTTATAAAAGAACAACTTAATGACATATGGATTACGATATAGTTCTGATTTTGATTCATTTCAGCCATTACTTACATATAGACTAAATATCTTTAAAAAAGATTTTAGTGGTCCAAATGGTGAGATTTTATTAAGTGGAAATCCTGTTATTCATGAATGGCAAGATGATGATCCAAAAGCTTCAATAAAAGGTTCTACTTTAAAGATTAGTATTTTAGTTAATTCAGAAGATGGATTATCTTTATCAGATTTTTATTCTGAAGATGATTATGGATGGGCTTGTGAATTAAGAAGGTTAGAGACTGATGAGGTATTATTTCAAGGATATTTACTACAAGATGATTCACAAGAGTTACAAGTAGATTTTACCCATGAGATACAACTTACATTTACAGATGGATTAGGATTACTAAAGGATGTTACTTTAGATCAAGCAGCAGTAATATCTGGAGTGCTAACGAATCATTCTGTATTAATAGGCACTCCTCCAGGAACATTAAATACTATAACTACTCAGGATATTGGATTAGGTGGATTACAACCTGGTGCAGTCTTTACTATAAATGATGGCTCTTTAGCTGGTACTTATACAGTATTAAGTATTTCACTTATTCCTACTTTAGGAATTTATGATTACTGGATAGTAACAAATACAATAATTGGTTATACGCTTCCATATACAGCTTCAATAGATTGGATTGATCCATATCCTTTAAGCGGCTACATTCCATTGATAGACATTTATAAGCTTTGTTTAAAGGCAACTTTTATAACTTGTGGATTAAATATTTATAGCAAAATATATCCAGTAGGAGGTACAAATGAAAGACTTCTTGATGATACATTTATTCAAGCTGAAACATTTTTAAGCTCTGATAGATGGATGAATTGCTACGATATTTTAGAGCATATAAATAGCAGATTTAATCTTTCATTATTTCAAGCTCATGGCAAATGGAACTTAATGAGATGGGATGAATTATATCGTTATACAACTAATACTGGTGCTACATTACAATATCATACATATTCAACAGATTTTATTTATTCAGCAACAAGCACTAATAGTGATGTTTGGATATTTAAGAAAGGTGATGATATGGAGGTAGGTGTGTTAAAATCTATTAATAGAGCCAATCAATTTGTAAAAGAGACATTTAATTATGTTCAACCAGAATCTTTACTTTGTAATTATAATTTTCAAGATTTAGGAGGGTTAATTCAGCAATATGATTCAGGATTATTTACGATTAAAGAATATGGTTTAAATAGTTGGTATAATGGACCATATTCGCCATATCCTGATAGATTTATTAGAATTACAATTGATAATGATCCTACTTCTAGAACATATCTGCAAGAATTAGATAGAAACATTGTAATAGTTAATAGCACAGGTGACTCAGCACGTTCAGCAAAATCATGTGATATACCATTATCTAAAGATGATTCGATAGAGTTTAATTTTAGTTTTCGTACAAGTGTTAGTCAGCCTGGTGCAGTTAATAATGTTTTTGCGGTATCTATTACAGATGGTATTACAACTTATTACGTACAAAATAATGGATCATGGGCCACTACATTAGGCTTTAGTTATTCTACACCTAATGGTGGAGATACATTTGATTGGCAGAGTGTAAATATTATTTCTAATCCAGCTCCAATTAATGGTATTGTAAATATTTATTTAGCTGAGGCTACTCCTAATGGTGGTTCTCCATCAACTGATGAAACTCTTTATAAAGATTTAAGTTTTACTATAACATATTTTATAAATGGTTCAGGAAGAGTTATTGGACATACACATACAGACTCACAATCATTAGATATAAAAAACAATATTGATAAAGAAATTTTTATTGATAATTCACCTAGAACATCAATAAAAGGAAGTCTATACTTAGCATCTTATACTAATTTACTTAGAGATTTAACTGCATTTTGGGAATATCCTGGTACATCTTATAGCTATCCAACTTTAGGTCAACATACTACACAAGAAGCTTTGTTTTCTACTTACAAAATGCGTAGCAAATATGAAGGTAAATATCTTTATATTAATCAAGATGATATAATGCTTACAATACTTTCAGTATTTGTAGATAATCAGAATTATAATTTCTTTAGGTATGCTCCAGGTAGAATGGCAATAGACTATAAAAATGGTCATGTTGACTTATCATTAGTTGAAATTATTGATAGTCCAACTGGAGACTTTGTTGGTCCATTTGGTAGTGGTATTGAGTACGATTATTTGATATGGGCAGCAAGTAGACTGTATGAATTTAATTATCTTTACGAAAAGTCTTAATTATGGCAAAGGTTAAAGGATCTGATGTTTTATTATTACTTACTGATGATGGATTTGCTGCAGCTTGTGCAAGAAGTATAACATTTGATATCTCAAATGAATTAATAGAAACATCAATAACTGGATCAGGAAAATTTAGAACATTTAAACCTGGTGCTATTGAATGGAGTGGTACTATTGAAGGTTTGACTTTATTAGTTAATGGTACTACTGATGATGTAACGGTAGAGAATTTATATGGATATTTGTTAGCTGGTAGTGAACTTGCTTGCAGATGGTATGAACAAGATATTACTGCTACTCATTACATGAATAAGACTGGCTATATAATCATTGAATCTATTAATGAAACTTCATCGTTTGATAATATGGTAACATTTACAGCAAATTTTAAGGGTACAGGTCCTATTACAATAACAACAGGTGACATATAATATGAAAAAAATAATCATTCTTTTTATGCTGACGTTTATCGTTAGCATTTCGTTTGCTCAGTATACACCAATGACTGCAGCAGGATATCAGTTTAAACGAATACTATGCGATTCTACGCTACATATCCCTTCTTTTTGTGGTGTACCAACCTTGCGTAATTCAAGTGCTAAAAATGGCGCAATTGCAATGGATACTTGTAACTATAAAATTTACATGTGGACTAATGCTGTAGGATGGGGTGAGATAATTGGAGCAGGTACTGACACTACAAGTTTGAGTCTTAGAATTGACCAGCGTGTAAAATATACCGACACAGCGCAGATGTTACTAACTTACTTAAGGAAGCAAGACACTGCCAATAGATTTGTCGCAAATGTTACCAAAGTAAACGACTCAACTATAAGAGTTTTTAAGGGTAACACTATAACTGATTTAAAGATACTAGGCAAAGGCACAGATACAACCAGTCTAAGCAATAGGATTGATGCAAGAGTAAAATTTACTGACACTGCAGCTATGTTGTTACCATATTTACGAAAAATAGATACGACAGCGATGCTTAGCAAATATCTTCGTAAGACTGACACAGCAAGCTTAAGCAATAGGATTAATCTTAAATTAAACATAAGTGATACGGCTACGATGCTTAGCAAATATCTCCGTAAGACTGACACAACAAACAGATTTGTAAATGCAGTCACTAAAGTAAACGACTCAACAATAAGAGTATTTAAAGGATCTACTTCTACAGACATAGAATTGCCTCGTGGATCAGGAGGAGGGGGTGGTACTGGAACAGTATTTAATGTATCAACCGGTTATGCTTTGAGTGGCGGACCAATCAATACTACAGGAACCATTATAGTTGATTCAGCTGTATTATCTACAAAGTATTTAAGACGAGCTGATACATCTAACCTGGTAGCAACAAAAAGCAATTTAGCAGCAAAACTAAATATATCTGATACTGCTACTATGCTTAGCAAATACCTACGCAAAGTTGATACTGCTAGCTTAAGTAATCGTATAAATCTTAAGCTAAATATTTCTGACACAACAAATAAATGGGTTAACGCAGTTACTAAGAAAAATGACTCAACTATAACAGTATTTAAAGGAACTAGTGCGACAGATATAACTTTACCTCGTGGTGCAAGTGGTGGAACTGGTACTGTAACAAATGTCGCAACAGGATATGGACTAAGTGGTGGACCAATAACATCAACTGGTACTATCATAGTTGACTCAGCAACTTTATCAACTAAATATCTTAGAATAAATGATACTACAGCTATGCTGAGTAAATATCTAAGGAAAGTAGATACTGCAAGCTTAAGTAATAGGATTAATCTAAAACTAAATATTAGTGATACTGCTACAATGCTAAGCAAATATCTTCGTAAGACAGATACTGTAAGTTTAAGCAATAGAATAAATTTAAAA